CCGCAACAAACGCAGGTAAGACTGCTTGGCTTGCATTATTTAAGACGCATCTTGTGAATCTTGGAATTATTAATATTGACACTACTATTGCTGAAGGAGATCTCCCAACTTACACTTACACACCTGAGAGAGCATACTCCTCTTTACTTGATGCACCATTCAGATTTATATCAACAGTACGCGATATCGATATGAAGGAGGATGTTGTGCAAACAACAGAAAAGGCAAAGGGTGATGTAATTGGTGCTTATGATGCTTTACTTAGAGGACAGGGAGATATCACTAATTTTAGAAGTTGGTATGAGTATGAAAATGATAAGAACGAGACGAATCGAAAAATACGGTATGTAAGACCAGAGTTCATAGAAGCATTCGCCGACGAATTCAAAAGATTGATTAACCTATAGTATGGCAATTACTGGAAAGAATCTCGACCTTAGTTCAGATAAGGCTTTTATTCCATCGGCTTATAAACTTAAGTCGATAGACTTTACGAACTATAAAGGAAAAACTAAGGATATCCAAAATCTTTGTGTAAAGATGTCCATCACTGAGAGTATTTTTTCTCACTCTCTTATGATAAGTCTTACCATAAAGGACAGTACGAATCTCATTGAAGAGTTTCCAATTGTTGGACTTGAAAAGATTCGAGTTAAAATATTGTACAAAAAGAAAAACGGAAAAGAAAGAAACCTCAATCTTAAATTTTTTGTCTCGGAATATCCTACTTTTGGATCGGCTGATAGACAAAGTTTCGTTCAAGTTATAAGACTTGTTGGTATTTCCGAACCTGCATACATCTCAAATCAAAAAAAGATATCAAGAGGGATTACGGACAATACCGCAAAACACATTGAGAAAATACTTATCGAAGATCTTTCTTTACCTGAAAAGAAATTCATCAGGCCTGATCCAGCATACGAAGCAATTAGTACATTCAAAGGTGTTATTAATGTACAAAAGCCAATGTCAGCAATTGAATGGTTGAGGAGACAAACCTTTGATATTTACTATTCCCCCTTCTTTTTCTTTCAAACACTAAACGGAAAGTATAGACTTTTCTCGTTGGCATCTATGGTAGATGATGATGTTAATAAAATTTTTGATACATATTACGATACACGAGATTTCAATATTAATCCCGGCTCGGAGGAGGATTACCTACAAAGAGCAACACGTATATTAAGTGTTACTTCTGACTTAAAATTGAATAAAAGTGTTCAGTCTCTAAGGGGAGCGTTTGCATCACGAAATCGATACTTAGATTATTCTGATAAAACATACACAAAATATGAATATCGTTACGACAAGGATATGAAAGGAAAAAACTTCCTTGAAGACCATCCAGTTGTTTCTGAAGATTTTAAGATTGGGGATAATACACTTCTTGATTTTGTCGAATCTCGATGTGAATACTTGTCCCTGAACAGTAAAGCATTTGAAGGTGATCAAGAAAAAAACTACAATCAAGAATCAAAAACATCAAGACACTTTTTAAATGCTTACAATTCACTTTTCAATACTATTACACATGACATTAGGTTGAACGGAGATTTTAAATTAAACGCAGGGAAAAAAATTGCTCTCAAATTCCCAAAGGCAATTGATCCTAGTGCTTATCGTGACTATACTGAAAAAACTGATATTGATCACTACAACGAATTTCTTTCTGGTAAATATCTAATTACCTCGGTAATTCATGAGTTTGAAAACGATGAGTATTATTCAAATGTTAGGGTAAAAAAAGATTCGTTTGCAATTGACTTAGACAAGAAGGCCAAAAATAAAAATGGATGAACGTGGAGACAGTTTTTTGGGTGGTAACTTCCTTTGGTTCACCGGAGTAATAGAAGATGTAAATGATCCCGAGGAGATGGGTAGATATCGTGTCCGTTGTTTTGGATATCACACAGAAAACAAAGGGGATATAGAAACTAAGGACTTGCCCTTTGCGACGGTAATGATGCCCATCACATCCGCATCTACTTCTGGTATTGGTCAATCCGCAACTGGTCTGGTTCAAGGTTCTTGGGTGATTGGTTTCTTTCGGGATGGAGGAAACGCACAAGATCCTGTCATCATGGGATCTATTCCATCGATGCACAACAATAGGCCAGATTATGCAGAAGGTTTCTCGGATCCGGATCAGGTCTATCCTCTTGATGGGACACTAAAAAAACCTGACACACCCCAACCTGCTAGAAAAGATTACAAGGATTCCGCAGTTTATAAAAGCAAAGCTGCTAGATCTATCACTTCCATTACTCCTACCGGAGATGCAGAACCTTGGTCACTCCCATCTGGAAGTAATATTGATCCGATCTATCCTAAAAACCATGTGTATCAAAGCGAGTCTGGTCATGTTGTAGAGTTTGATGATACAAGTGAGAAGGAAAGAATCTCGGTTTTCCACAAGTCTGGATCGTATGATGAAATCTATGCGAGCGGAGATAGAGCCGTTGTGATAGTTGGAGACTGTTACGAAGTGGTTATCAAGGATAAGAAAATTCACATCACCGGAGATTTAAATTTAAATGTTGATGGCAATATGAACACAAAGATTTCCAAAAATTTAAACTTAGATGTAGGAGGAGAGATGAATGTCACCGTAGGAGGATCACAGACGATTACAGTCGGTGGTGATCAGGAAACAACTATCACCGGAGATCAAAACATTACATCGTCAGTTACAAATATCAACAATAATGTCAATGTTACTGGTAATGTCAATGTTACTGGTACTTTAGATGCAACCGTAGATGTGGTCGCTGGAACACAAAACATAAAACTAGTGACACATAAACACTCTGGTGTGACGGCAGGTGGAGCTTTGACTGCGGTTCCTCAGTAAAAACCTTATAAATAGATAAAATGGCAATCGTAGATTACAATAAAGATTCAGTAGGCAGGTTTGATCAAGCATCAACCGTTTCAAAGACCTCGGCAATATATTCTGACTTGAATCTGGCTTTACCAATTCATCCTGTTCTCAATGACATTACACCTCTTAAAGATGTGGAAGCAGTTAAACAGTCTGTTAAAAATCTTGTTTTAACCAACTTCTTTGAGAGGCCCTTTCATCCAGAAATAGGAGGAAACGTTGCCGCCAAACTTTTCGAACCAGCTGATAGGTTCACTGCGCTTGAGATAAGAGATGAAATAAAGGAGGTTCTTAAGGATTATGAACCAAGGGTCAATGCCGTAAAGGTTTCGGTTTTTCATCAACTAGAGTCAAACTCTTATATAGTTAATTTAGGATTCAATGTTATATATCTTCAGCTCGAAACCGAAGTAACACTTAACTTACAAAGATTGCGATAAACATGACACAATTTAATACAACAGAGCTTGACTTTGATCAGATAAAAACAAACCTCAAGAACCACTTCAAAAGAACCGGAAGTGCGTTTGCAGATTTTGATTTCGAAGGGTCGGGACTTAGTTCACTCCTTGATATTTTAGCGTATAACACACACTACAATGCGGTCAATGCTCACATGGCGATGAATGAATCCTTCTTGGATTCCGCACAGTTAAGGGCAAACGTTGTTTCGAGGGCAAAACTTTTGGGATATACACCCACCAGTCAGACGGCGCCCGTTGCAACTATCGATCTAACCCTTCAACGAAAAGCGACATCTACCGCGGCCGAGTATACCTTAGAGCGTGGTACAAAGTTCACAACAGTTGTAGACGATACTACTTTTACCTTTCAAACAATTGAAGATAAGACGGTAAGTTTAAGTCTTTCCAATGATTCTCCACAGGTAGGAATATTTGTTTTCAACGATCTTAAGATCTTTCAGGGAACACAGAGAACTATTGACTATACTGTTGACAATTCCAGTTTTCAGAAATTCATAATTAACTATTCGAATTGCGACACTTCCACCTTGTTGGTTCAAGTTCTTGGAACACCAGATGATCTCACACCGGATACTTACACAAAATTTACCACATTCACAAGCATAGACTCAACCAGTCAGATTTATTTTCTTAACGAGAATGGAGATGGATTTTTTGATGTCTCGTTTGGAGATGGAGTTCTTGGGAAGAAATTGAGTGCCTTAGATATTGTAAGACTCAACTTCCTTGTTACTGACGGAGCAGACTCGAACGGAGCAACAAGTTTCACTTATGTAAGTGGTGCAGATGAAATTGTTACGGGCGCTGCAACTATCACACTAGTGACAGGCGGAAAGGCCGCAGGTGGTGCAGAGAAAGAATCATTAGCAAGTGTCAAATTCAATGCTCCTCTTACTTTCATATCACAGAATAGGGCGATAACAGCCGAGGATTTTAAGACGCTCATAACACAAAATATTGCGAGTGCCGGTGATGTTTCGGTTTGGGGTGGAGAAGATAATGACATCCCAAACTTTGGAGAAGTAAACATCTCAATTCGACCAGCAGATACTTCACAATTAACTTTAACGCAATTAGAAAAAGACGAAGTTGAGGCATTTCTTGACAGTAGAAGAGTTGTTTCGATCAAACCAGTTTTGAGAGATCCCCTTTATCTTTTCCTATATTTCGAAACATTTTTTAAGTTTGATATCACAAAGACAACAAAGACAAAAGAAGAATTGGTAACGGATGTTCGTTCAACTATCACTACCTTCAGCGACAACAATCTCAACAACTT